TTTCCAATGTTCTGCTGGGCCATGAAAACGGGTCTGAGGACGATGTGAAAGCAGCGATGGCTACAGCCTCGCCTGATCAACTGTCGGCGCTCAAAAAGATCGACGCTGACTTCAAAGTGCAGATGCGTGAGCTGGACATTGATCTTGAGCGCATCGCTGCTGGGGATCGAGACAGCGCCCGCAAGATGCACACTGAGACGAAGGACTGGGTGCCCAAGCTCTTAGCCATCGTCATCACAGTCGGCTTCTTCGGTATCCTTGTCTGGATGCTGGTGCAGGGTATGCCGCAGACCGGCACGGAAGCACTCCTGATGATGCTGGGTGCGCTGGGAACGGCATGGACCGGTGTCGTAAACTTCTACTACGGCTCGTCGGCTGGCTCCAAGGCCAAGAACGACATTCTCGCATCTAAGGACAAGTAACATGAAAGAGAACTGGGACGCTTGCTTTGAAATGGTCCTGAAGCACGAGGGTGGTTTTGTAAATCATCCAAAAGATCCGGGCGGGATGACAAACTTGGGTGTTACAAAGGCGAATTGGGAACGGTATCTTGGTCGTGATGTGGGCGAGGCCGACATGCGCGCCCTTACGCCCGAAGTCGTCAAGCCCTTCTATAAGACGATGTACTGGGACAAGATCAAGGGTGACGCGCTACCCTCTGGCATCGACTACGCAGCCTACGACCTTGCCGTGAACTCTGGCGTTGGCCGGGCCGCTAAGTACCTTCAAGAAATCGCTGGCGTCACTGCGGACGGCGTGATCGGCCCGAAGTCTCTTGAAGCCATCCAGTCCTGTGACGCCAAGGAGACCGTGGACGCCATCTGCGACATGCGGATGGACTTCCTGAAGGGTCTTTCTACCTTCAGCACGTTCGGCAACGGGTGGACTGACCGGGTTGGAAAAGTGAAGTTCAAAGCAATCAGCATGGCGTAATTCGGGTGGTGGTGTTATAGTAACTCACTCTTGGAGTTTCTGTTATGACCACGCCGATGCGAAAGTGCTCAAAGTGTGAGGCCGTCAAACCACAGTCTGATTTTCACAAATCGGCAAGGGGCAAGGATGGTCTGCGTGGTGATTGTAGGTCTTGTCGCAAAATCATAAAACACAAAGAAAATATCCCAGATGGTCTTAAACGGTGCATAAAGTGCAATACCGTTAGGCCTGTTGCGTTTTTTGCAAAAAAACATGGCGCTTGCGACAGTTGCAGGAAAGAATTGGTTAGGCTTTACTACATTGCCAATAAAGAAAAATGCGATGAAAGAAAGAAGAAATGGGCAAAAGAAAATAAAGAAAAACATGCCTTTGCTTGTTCTTCTTGGGCCAAAAAAAACAGGTCTAAGCTTAACGACACCGATTCTGCAAGAAGGGCCTTGGAGATGAAGGCTATGCCATCTTGGCTTAACGCAATTCATAAGGCTCAAATTCAAGAAATGTATGATGTCGCTGTTGCCAAGACTATGCAGACTGGCGTCAAATATGAGGTTGATCATATTCATCCCCTTAAAGGAGATGGATTTAATGGTTTGCATGTTCCTTGGAATTTGCAAGTCATATCGCAATATGAGAATAGGTCTAAAGGGAACAGTTTTCCTAAAGAAGATTCTCAGCTTTTTTGGGGGTATAGCAAATGACAACCCCAATGTCTTACAGCGGGTCTGTATCTGGGACGACCAGCTACATCACCCAAATCGCCACTATGGCCGTTGTGCCTGAGAACAACACTGAGTTCTTGGCAATCTTGCCTCAAATGATCGCGTATGCCGAATTGCGTATGTATCGCGATCTCGACTTTTTGTTTACGTCTACTTCGATCACAGGCTACCAAATTCCTGTTGGAACTCGTCAGATCAACATCCCAGAAGGGACGTTGGTTGTCAGCGAGCAAATCAATATCATTACGCCAGCCGGTCAGCAGAACCCAAACCTTGGCACCAGAACCCCTCTTCTCCCTACGACTAAAGAATACCTAGATGCGGTCTATGGCTCGTCGTCATATACGGGTGTTCCTGAATATTTTGTCCCCTTCAACGACAACTTGTTCCTAGTTGGCCCATTTGCCAACGCGAGCTACTACGTTGAAATCATTGGGACTTATCGCCCCACCAGCCTGTCTGCGACAAACCCAACGACATTCATCAGCCTCTATTTGCCTGACATCATGATCATGGCTTCGATGGTCTACATCTCTGCGTATCAGCGCAACTTTGGCCGGGCCAGTGATGACCCTCAGATGGCGATCACATACGAGAGCCAGTATCAAACACTTCTGAAGAGCGCCGCAACTGAAGAGGCTCGCAAGAAGTTTGAGGCGTCTGGGTGGTCTTCTCAGTCCTCTTCTCCCTTTGCCACACCGACAAGGGGTTAAAACATGCCGCATCAGGCTCTCAAGATCCTTCCAGGTGTCGATACAAACAAGACCCCGGCCCTCAACGAGGCGGCGATATCTGAATGCCAACTTATCAGGTTTGTGCCAGACAGGACTCTTGGTGGCCTTGTGCAACAGTTGGGCGGCTGGTCTAAATACCCGCCCGGAGCCACACCTTCCATGGGTTCAATTGTTCGGGCTCTTTGGGCTTGGGATGACACGAACGGCTACTCATACCTTGGCGTGGGGTGTGAAGGCATCCCGTCTGGTGGCGGAAAAACATTGCAGGTCATCTACAATGCTGTTCCTAATGACATAACGCCAAAAACCCTAACCGTTAATGATAGCATCATTGATGTCCAAACAACGTATGGGAGCCCTGCTGTTGTCATTACGGACAGCACAGCCATACCAAGAGGTATCACCAGCAACGATACTGTCGATATCCAAAATCCCATAAGTGTCGGTGGGATCGTTTTATTTGGGCTGTACAAATGCTACAACCCCGGTGGCAGCGCGAGCGAATACACGGTCTATGCCTCAACTAATGCGCTTCTCCCCGCTTCAGTCACTGGCGGATCTGGAAATGGGACAACTGCCACCATAACGTATAGTGGCACTTATGAGTTTGTTGTAGGCGAATCGGTAGTCGTCGCCGATGTATCTCCTGCTGGCCTTAACGGGACATATACAGTAACGGCATCGTCCCCTGGCAGCGTTTCGTATGCCAATGGCACTAGCGGGGCTGCATCTGGCGGTTCGGTCAGCAATGTTGCCGCCGTCCCCTATTTTACAACTGAGGCAGACACAAATAATGTCATAGTGACGCTAAACGATCACGGCTATGATGTTGGCAATACATTTGCTATTTTGATAAATGTTTCTGTTGGTGGCATATCTCTTAGAGGTAACTACACAGTTACTAGAAGGATTTCCGCCAGTCAGTTTGTTATAACTTCTTTGTTGTCTGCATCATCCACTGAATCTGTGTATGAAAATAACGGATTGGCCTGGTATGTTTACTACAAAGGTCAAGATCCAAACCTTTCCGGGCTTGGGTATGGCATTGGCGGGTACGGTGGCGCAGCGGGTGGCGGCTCGCCAGCATCTGGCTATGGCGGCAGTGTCGATAACCCTCTTCCTCCCACATATCCTGGAACCCCGATCAACGCTATTGACTGGACCTTGGACAACTGGGGTGAAGATTTCATCTCATGCCCACTGAATGGGGCAATCTACCAATGGTCGACTACTCAGGGGCAGCAAATTGCGGTTGTTATCCCTGAAGCCCCGCCAGTCAATGAAGGCATGTTTGTCGCCATGCCCCAGCGCCAAATTGTTGCGTGGGGATCTACCTTCAATGGAATCAAAGACCCTCTGCTGATCCGCTATTGTGACGTTGATAATTACAACGACTGGATTCTGTCTCCAACCAACCAAGCAGGATCGTACAGAGTTCCCAAGGGATCTCGTATCATTCAATGCATCCAAGGCCCTCAACAGGGTCTTGTTTGGACAGATCTTGGCATCTGGGCCATGCAGTATGTCGGACAGCCTTTTGTTTACCAGTTCAGTGAAATCGGCACTGGCTGCGGGTTGATTGGCAGGAAAGCTGCGGGGTCCGTCAATGGCGTTGTGTATTGGATGGGGCAAAGCCAGTTCTATCGCCTTTCTGGCGGGGGCGTTGAGCCAATTCGATGCCCTATCTGGGACGTAGTGTTCCAGGATCTTGATACAACAAACCTTGACTCAATCCGTATCGCGCCAAATTCTCGTTTTGGTGAAGTTTCGTGGCATTACCCAACCAACGGCACAAAGAACATCACCAATATC